GTAAAAACATATGAAAAGACAACTAACAACTGAAGAAAAAGCAACATCAAATAAAATGTTGTTAGAAAGAATAAAGGAAGAAGAATGGTTAAAATATCAAATAAAATACACAAATTTAATGTTAGAAGAAGGATTAAAAGTAAATTATGAAAAACAATTGAATGAGTTAAAAATAAGAAAAAAAGAATTTGAAAGTCAGTTAAAAATGACAAATAATATAATTAATACTCTTAAATTGCAGATAAGAAATGGAGTTGAAGTAAAAGAGAAGAAAGAAGATAAGAAAGAAGATAAGAAAAACAAATAAATTAAAAAGGAGGAATAATGACACAAGAAAAAGATTTTATAGACTTAGGAACAAAGTTACCAATTCAGGTATTTATTAAGAGACTGGAGCAAGAGACACGTACATTTAAACTTGCTTATAAACCTTATGATGAACCTTGTGCTATTTTTGATTTTCATGATATGATGGAATCTGTGCAAAAAGAAAATGAAAGAAAACATGGATATGTAAAACCAGGTGAAATTAAAGTTGATTTAGATAATTTTGATTTTAGTAAATATGGAGATGAAGATAGATTTATTTTAGAAGAAGACCAAGAAGATGTTACAGAAAAGTTTATACAAGGAACAAGAACAAAAGTTATTTTAGGACATACATTAAGTTATAGATGTAAGACTAGAGGACATGGCTTAGCTGTTTTTGTACCTATGGCAGATTATGAGAAAATGTCTTTTAGTAAAAATAAAGTTAAGAAACCAAAAGAAGTAGATGATGATAAAGGTAATGTTGATTTAGTTTCAGATAAGAAGTAATAATTTATTGTTAATAATAAATTTAATAATAAATTTAATAATAAAAATGGTAGGACAAGGAAATCCAGAAGCATATAAATATGGGTTTGGTAGTCCAGGTAGAACTAAAGAATTTGATGATGCTGCAAGAGAAAAAGGAAAACATTTGCCCAAAAAAAGAAAATGGACTCGTGACCGTTGTATTGAAGAGTTAGAAGAAGTAATGACTTTGCTAAAGAAATTTCTAAGAGAAGATGCTAAAACAGAAACTGATAATCCAAAAAAATTAAAACAAGAAAATATTCGTGATTTAATTACTATGCAAAATAAAATGTTGGATTTTATGCGTTATTTATATCCACCAGTTCAACAAAATTTAAATGTTAATGTTGATATAACTGCAGATGCTGTTATTGAAAGATTAAAGAATTGGAAGAAAGAACAAATTATTGTTATTGGAGAAAATAATAAGGAGGTGATAAAATGCCAGGAAAAGATAGAACAGGACCACGAAGTGGAAGTCAAGGACCAAGAGATGGAAGAGGAAATGGAAAAGGTAGAGCAGGAGGAAAAGGAGTAGGAGCTATGAAAGGTGGAAAAAAAGGAGTAAGAAAGTAAATGCATAAACAAGAATATATAGATTACCTTAAAAGTGAAGATTGGAAAGAAAGAAGAAAAGTATTAATGGAACAAGCAAATTGGACTTGTTATAAATGTGATGCAAAAGCAACTCAATTACATCATCTTAATTATGATAATTTAGGCGAAGAAGAATTAGATTTTGATGTTATAGCATTATGTAAGAATTGTCATAACGAAATTCATGAAAAAGGAGAATATGGCTATGAAGAATATTTTGGATATTGAACCAACATTAGATGATTTTAGAAATCCTGTTGGTTTTCAAATTGCTTATTTAAATCAATATCCTCATAAAAAACAACAAGAGGTTTTATTATCTCCTAATAAAAATAAAATTATTGTTTGTGGTAGAAGAAGTGGTAAAACACAAATGATTGCAGGTGAAATTATAAGAGGAGCAATATTAAATATTTATCATAAACAAATGGTTATTGCTCCAACTTACAAACAGACATTAATTGTTTATTATAAAATAACAGAACTGATGCATAATGCTGGAGTATATGATGATATTGATAAAGTAATTTTATCTCCGAGACCGCAGATAGTTTTTAAAAATGGTGCATTTATAGATTTTGGTAGTGCAGATAATCCAGATAGTTTAAGAGGAGATAATTATGATAGACTGTTTAAGGATGAAAGTTCGTTTATAAAAGCAGGAGCAAAGAATGCTATTAAACCTTTGACATATGATACAGGTGCTCCAATATGGGATACTACAACTCCTTGGGGTAAAGGAGAAGTATTTGAATTATGGGAAAGAGGGCTAAAAGGAGACACAGATTATGGATGCTTTCATTATAATTATAAAGATAATCCTTATTTAAATGAAGAAGGTGTAAAAGAAATTGAAAAAGATATTAAAGAATATGGTGAGGATAGTTTATATGTTCAATGTGAAATTTATGGTAATTTTATAGAAGATAGAGATGTTTATTTTAAAAAAGAAATAATTGAAAGTTGTATTGAAGAATATGAGTTGGGAGTATCACCCAGTTCTAAATATACATATACATTAGGAGTTGATGTTGCTGGACAAGGAGAAGATGAAAGTGTCTTTATAAGCTTATTATCTCATGGTGGTGGAATGAAAGTTAATGATATTCATAACTTTGAAAAGAATCTTCCAAGAGAGATTGTTGGTATGGTTAAGATATTAGATGACCAATATAATTATGTTGGTATATGTTTAGATAAAACAGGAATAGGAGAAGGTCCAGCAGATTTTATAAGAGAAAGTTTAGGTGGGGGGTTATCAGATGATTATAGAGTAACTGCTTTAAGATTTACTGTTCAATCAAAGATGGATATTTATAGTAATCTAAAGAAACTAATGACTCAAGGTAAATTAAAAATACCTAATCATAAGAAGCTTATATACCAATTGATGGATTTAAGATATGAACTTATGAGTTCTGGTGATATAAAGATACATCATTCTGATAAAGGGCATGATGATTATTCAGATGCTTTAGCTTTGGCATGTTGGGCTTGTAAAGAGTTTACTGAAGGATATAAGCCATCAATAGGTTAAATTATAGTTAATTATATAATTTAAAATATTATATTTTTAAATAAACTTTTATTATATTTATTATGTGGAACCCATTTTCTAGTACAAAAGAAGTAGGTGAAATAAATTTAGAATATAAACCAACTATTTCTATAAATGAAGATTTACAAAATTTAATAACAGAAGCTATGAAAGGGGAAGTTGAAAATAAGAAAATAAAATTCCCAACAGAATTAGGAGAAGAACATCCATTTGATTTTAAAATATTAGAAGGATTATATAAAAAATTTGGTTTCTTTACTGCAGTTGTGGATAAGTATGTTGATTATGTTGTTGGTCCTGGATTTTATGCAAAATGTAAAGATGAAAGAATGCAAAAGATTATTGATGACTTTATGACAGATATTAATTTTGATACACAATTAAGAGCTTGGACAAAAGAAGCATTAATTAAAGGAAATGGATTTTTGGAGTTAGGTGGTGATAAAGAAAAGGGAATAAGTGGTATGAAAATATTGAGTGCAAATTATATGTATGTTGATAGAGATGATAAAGGGAAAGTTTTAGGGTTTAATCAATATACAGGAGCATTTAAAAAATTTGATAGTAAAAAAGTTGTTAATTTTAAACCTAGTCAAATTGCACATGTTGCTTTTAATTTAGTAGGAAATGATGCTTATGGAATGGGTATTGGGTATTCAGCTTTACAAAGTATAAATTTTATGTTACAACAAAATAAAGATATGCATCAAATTATGGATAGAAAAGCTAATTCTCCTCTTCATGCTAAATTAGGAAAAGTAGATGGAAATGTTAAAATAATTCCTAAACCAGCAGATGTTACTGCATTTGGTAAAGATATGGAAACAATGTCAAATAAGACAAATTGGGCTACAGACCCTTTAGTTGAATTAAGTGTAGTTGATTTTGGAAACATAGGTGATAAGTTTTCTACTAGTTTAGAATTTGATTTAAATATGTTAATTTATATTTTTCAAATACCTGCAGTTTTATTAGGTATGGCAAACATAGCAGAAGGATTAGCAAAAGTTCAAATGGATGGATTTCAAAGAAGAATTCAATCTATACAAGCAGAATTAGAAAAAATTATTGAAAATCAAATATTTAAAAGAGTTTTAGAATCTAGTGG